AGTTCCTTAATCATTCCGGGTGTTATAGACTTTCCTTGGTAATCATGCAGTGCTCCCTGCCCTACCCCAATTCCTCGTCCAATCCCTGTAGTTGGTATTGTTTTCTTTATAAATACTGAAAGGCAGGCCGCTATTCTCTCTTTTACCGATACTGCCACCATGAACTCATTTGCATCACGAATTCTTGTGATTGTGGGACTCATATCACTCATTTCTCTAATCTGTGACGGTCTGTGCTTTGTGTAAAGGAATATAACATCCTTTGCCTCAATATATACAGGTGTTGTCAGCGCCAAACTGTCAACAGGATATTGTCTAATCCAATAGCCGACCGGCTTATTGTATTCATTTAACTCAATACCACCAACTACTTTATTACCTTGTGTTTTTGGAGTCATCTGTGAACTATCTAATTCGTCCACCTCAAATGTCTGAAGCTTAAACGGCAAAAAACCATCGCTGGTATATCTCTTTACTATAAGGATTCCGCCGTCTATTTTCTTTCTCTTCATGCACATTCGCATCATCTGAGTAAACGATTGAGTCCCCGTCACATCACAGTTTTGCTTTTTACACCACTTCTTCCATGCCGCCTCTATAGTATCGTTTAATTCATCATCACCTGTCTTTACTTGCAATGTGTATCCACCACCTATTACATTTCTCTTATAGGCACCTATAACAGAATTCATCATATCAGAATTCCTTTCTAAGTCCCTGGCTCTGGCTCTGACATTATCACGGCTATATTTATCGGTATACTCTGCCGACTGATTTATTACTCTCCAATTTGCATTACTTCTTGAGTAGTCACCGGCATCATAGCTTCGCATTTCATAGAGACTCTGCCTCCATGCCTCTCTTTTCGCTCCCCACTCAGGAGAGATAAAAGATATAATGTTATCCAACCAACTCACAATCATTACCTCCCACTAAATATCGCAACATAGGTGTCATCCAGCAGGTGATTACCATTCTCTGATTGAACCTGAGCCATCAAATCGTTCTTCATTTTGTATAATAGATTCAAATCAGCTCTTGTCATTTGCCTTGTACCTATCTTGTACGACTGCCCACCGACAAGGACTGAGTATATTGCATTATTAACTTCTTCCAGCATCTCATTTGCCGTATAATTGTTGTTCATTGCAAATCTCCTTAACCTTAAATATTCCAGTTCTCATTTGTTCGAATCCATTGTTCTTCAGGAAAGTGCTTTGTATCATCTTGTTTTGTGCTCTTCTCTACATTCTCAACAACACTATCAAGATGCATTGTTCTCACTCCAAGAATATCCGCTGCACATAGTGCATAAACCTCGCAGTCAAGATAGTGGTTATCAGCATGTGCTGTTTTTGGTCTCCACTCTTGCTTAACTACACCTTTTCCGTTTTTAACATTAACCTTGTGCTCTGCAGTTACTTGTGTCGCATACTCCATATCACAATTTTTATACACCATCCATGAACCCGTACCATTATCTTTTCTCATACGTCCTGCAATCATATCCTTATATTTACCGGTATCAACAAGTACAAGATTCATTCCGTAAGCTTTGCTGTCAGCCTTGTTTACTTTAGATAATTTATAATGAGTAAGCATATTATTTGAGGCACCCTTACTTGGTAATGCCCACTCAGAGTTGTTTGCACAGAAATCATATACCCTATCGGTATCATTACCTGAATCTATCAATGCGAGTGCAACCACAAGAGGAGTACTGTCAGGCATCTGGTACGACAAATTCATTATTCTTTCCACCTCCTGGAATGAATATGCTTGGCCATGTGCTATATTTTGACTTGTGAAATAATCTCCCCATGCTCTTATACTCCAATAAAAGCAGTTTTCCTGAACATCAACTCCTCCTGTCAGAACCTTCGTCCATTCAGGAACAATAAACTCTTCATACTCTGTCTGCCTTTCCATAACGAGGTCTGCATTAGTCTTAAGCTTTGTATCCTCCCAAGGCTCTGCCAGCCAGCTGTTTACAAAGTTTTGCAACCTCTCGGGATCATCATGACTTTCAAGGAATTCTTTTGCAACCTCAGAAAACCTCACAAAAGGCGAATACAATGTATTCATCCAGAATGCAACTTTTCTTGCGAACTTGGTGTTTTCCTTGACAACTCTCCATTCTCCAAGCCTAAGCATATCCGGTTTATCTCTATCTGTTATTATGCATCCACATTCTTGGCACACATATGTTGCAAACTCTGCACGGTCTGCATAGCTCATATCCTCACCCTTGGGGAATTGGATTTGTTTCATCTTTAATTCAATATACTCTCCACAATGTGGACATGGCACAAAGTAATGCTTTTCAATATCAGCATCTTCCATGGCTTTCCATATATGCCCCTCTCTTAAGGTAGGCGTACTTGTCAGGAATATTTTTTTATTATGGAATGTTTTTGTTCTCTCCCTTGCAAGAGAAATTGGGTCCGCCTCCTTCTTGCTTGCACCGGGATACTTATCTACCTCATCAAGGAAAAGAAATCGGATTGCCTTACTTGCAAGACTTGATGGAGAATTTGAACCTGCAAGAGTTAAATACATTCCATCAAACTGTAACTCCAACCTTGTTGACTCGTTTTCTAAAAATCTGTTTCTAAGCCCCGTAGAAGCCTTTATCATAGGTTGAAGCCTGTTTTGAGATACCGATTCAGCAAGTTTATCAGTAGGATACACTATCATAGTTGGAGACGGATCCTGCTGAATAATATATCCAACCATATTTTGTAGGCATTCCGTGCCACCTACCTGAGTAGGCTTAACATATATAATTTCCTCTGTTTCATAATTATTAAATTCATCCATTATTCCTCTCAAATATGGTGTGTGTTCTGTTCGCCACGGCCCAGGTATAGCAGAAGACCTTAAGTCTAAAACTCTATATTTATCTGCCCACTGTGTGACTGTAATATCTTCTGGTGGCTTTAAGAATTTAAGTACTTCCTTCTGATAACTTGTTACTTCAAATTTACGGAACGGATTTCTTGCCACGCTTTTTCTTTTCCAATTCTTCATGGGTACAGCCTGCCACCACAAAGCTGTCCATCAATCTTATGACTTCTGAACTCAAATCCTTCTCTACTGCTCTAAGTTCAACAGGATCACAGTGTCCTATAATTCTTCCTACAAGTCTACTTGGTAAAGATAATGCAAATTTTTTGAATGAAACAAAAAATCGGCTATAGTCCATCTTCACCTCTTCGATATCAATGTACTTACCCGATGCTATCTCTGTCTTTAACCTATGCATTTCTCCTTGCGATTCTTTTAAAGCAATTTCAGCTTGAAGCTTTTGTTCCCTAAGTTCCATTTCTCTTTCAGATTTACTTTTACCATATGCTCTATCCGAAAGATATTTTATATATTTTTGTGTCGTTGGAACTAATTCATACCTATTCCCCTCTAATGTTTTTGTAGTAGATATTATTCCTTCTTGTGTAAGTTGTTGAACCCTTCTCACAGTCACACCAAAAAGCGAGGATATAACTTCTACACGACAATAAGTATTTTGATCTTCAAGCATCAACCATCACCTCCTATAGATTACTTTCCCTGCCAGTCGTAACGAAATCAAACATGTGTTTCTATTTTTAGGGGGACAAGGACCGGGCTGTTTTTCGCCCCGCATGCCCCACCCCCTCAGGTAGTACCTACCATTTTTTTGATGCATTCAGTATTTTGTATTAAAAAAGGACATAGCACAAGTCCACATCGACCTTATGCTATATCCCCTTTCGTTATACTCCATGCTACTATAATAACACATATAAAAGTCTATTTGTGTCTACTCTTTAGTCACTCGACCTTGTCTATCGCTCCTGTCTCTTTGTCCACATTGTACTCTGCGTACTTCTCTCCTGTGAACAGTTTCTTTGCATCCTGCTCTTCTCCGTCTATGTGTTCATATATCCTTACATTTATTTTATCACCCACGCTTGTAACACAGGCTGTTGTATTAAGCGTGTAATTTACTATTGCATGTACTTCCTGATCACTCTTAAAATACATTTTATAATAATCAAGTACATACTCTTCCACTGATTTCTCTCCGGTAACCTTCGCAAGTCTCGCATTGCCTGTTGCATCGTTTTTCACGTTGTCAGAAAATATTACATCCACCCCATCGATTGTCGCTGACTTCCCTGTTGTTTCAGTTTCTTTTTCTGAGTTGTTTGAAAGAGTTAACGACTCCACCGTCTCCTTTTTATCAGTTGCAGGCTTATCATCTCCTGCAGGCTTCTTTGACATTATCCCTATAATGCATATAACAATAATAGCAATTAAAATTACAGCTATCATGCTTCTCCTTTTTTGATTCATACTATCCTCCTTGTATTGTTATTGTAACTTCAACAATACTACCCTATGCTCTATAAAGTCAATACACTTTACTTGTTAGACTCTATATACTTTTGGAGGGTTGCCTGAACCTCATTACACCCAAGCAGCATATCAATCCCTGCATTATAATAGTTATGGCAAGAAGCCTTTGAATAGCTCATTCTCGCAATGATAAATTTCCAGGGTAAGCAATCTATATGTCTATACTCAAGCACACTTCTCTCCACAGAGTCAATCGGTAGGAAGTCCATTACTTCCATCACAGCAAACATTGCCCTCTGGACTTCCACCTGTTGCTTCATAATCCTATCTTCAATCTCTAATGCTCGGACTACATAGTCCTCAGTCTTTGATTTTGTGCATCCTGATTGACCTCCCGGCACAGGTGAATAATTTATTCCCTTTGCTTCCACCATCTCTTCCCTGAAATTTTTCAATCTAACTTCCAGCTGTTTTCTTTTAAGCTTAGCCTTATAATATTGCCCTAGATACTTCTTCATAGCAACAATCAACTCTTTGCTATCAGTTTGCATTAGACACTCCTTTATTGCAAAATCTTTTCCTCAGCATGCACTCTGTACACATTCCTACATACTTCAAATCCCTTAGCACCCTTGCCTGAGGAGTTTCAAAACATTTGCACCCACATACCGGACATTGGGTTAACTTCCAGCCTTTCTTCCCCACTACTTGCATTCCAATGTTTTTAAGTAGTGGCATCGAATAAATTTTATTTTCATCTTTTCTTTCCATCAAATACTCCTTATTTACCTTTATGATCTTTCACCTACTCAAAACCTTTTACCACCACTACCAATTTTATTGATATCATTTTGTATTATTTCTCATTCAACAACGATTGTCGCTATTAAGTTATCACTTAGTTTCTTTTGCCATTTCCGAATCAAGTGCTTTCACTATATCTGCAGCTCTTTTTTCTCCAACACCTTTTACACTTCTAACTATGTCAGCAATGTATTGAATATCAATTCCCGGCACTGCTGACTTTCCATCTTCAAATCCACTTTTATATATGCTTTGTATGTACAAGTTCATCTGATTATGATCCGTCTTTCTTATGTTCTGGTATTCTTTGCGATTTATAACTATATCTTTTTGAATTGCCATGACTATTCCTCGCACTTTTCAAGTTTTATTTTCTTAAGTGTCTCTATCAGTTCATTAGTATAACCTTCCGCTATACTACGCTAATACACAAGTAATAGCATTCATTATTATTTGCACATTGCTTAAACCCAAACTTTTCAAACTCATCAATATCTTTATCCGGCAATATCTCAACCAACATGTTTTCCTCCTTATTTATTCAACTTACTCTTAATTGCATTCTTAAGCCTTATAGTATTTAATAAAACCTCTTTTTCCAATCCTTTGTATTCACAGGCACCAATGTTATTCATCTTCATGTTTTCACCTTTACTGATAAGTAGCAAATTGTCTATATTACAATTCAAAGGATTATTATCTCTAAATATCACTAACTTACCTTGTGGTATTTCTCCGTTATTCTCTTCCCATATCACTCTGTGTTTAAGATTCCACTTGTTTGGATCTTTAACTTTTATTTCAATATAGCCATCAACATTTATCCTCTCACTACCTACCCGCCTGTAGTTTTGTGGGATTTGGCCTTTTTTAAACATTGTCTTACTTAGTTTCTCGTAAACTTCCGGACTAAGCCTTTTACCTTTGTTGGCCGGTACAGATCCCTTTTTAAATCTGGTATCTCTTCCGCAATTTATCTTATTATTTTTTCTGAAACTTCTTATCTGACTTATACT